CGACACTTTGTATGTGCCTGTTGTCAAATCATCTATGTATAAATCGCTAAATTCAGGAGATGCAATATCGCCTCCATTGTAGTCAACATGTGTGGATTCTACCGTATATGATAGCCTCCCGGAACTTGGAAAGTCGCCATTTTCGCCACTTGGATATATGTCAATATACATCATTAGGCGGAATGCTGTTACATTCCGGCATTCTCCATAAACTGAGAGCTTTGGCTTAAAATCATGTAGGTTGACAACAACCCTCGAATTATTATAGACAGTGAATTTCCCATCGTTTTCAAATTGTGCGCCTGAGCTTACTCCGGAAGAATTTGTGTCCCAAAAGCCATCTACTCCACTGCGCGAACTCACAGAATATCCGATTGAAGATTTACCGTAATTCCCGTAAGCGTTCTGCGTTACCGATATTGACGCATCTGCCGGGGTGTCGACAGTCGCGTCTCTCAGCCATTCCGGCTTGATCGTTCTGTTGGCATCGGATGCATCATTGCCGCTTGTTGCCGTTTCAAATATCAGCGACTTGCGGTAATTGCTTGCGATGTTTTTGTCGCTGCCATAGGCGTAGATGCGCGTAGCATAAGTCTCGGTGGAATCGGTGCGCGAAATCGCCACAATCTCCTTGCCAAGCTCAATGTTCACCGGGTCGCCGTACTGGCACTTGCCGAAGTGCAGCACGTTGGCATCAAACCACCACTCACACTCGTAGGCTTCGGCAATTGCTGCGATGGCGTCGATGATGTTTGTCGAATCGTAGGTGAGTGTGATGGCTTTCACGGCATCAACGCTATCATCCCACACCACCTGCCATTCGGTGGTACCGTTGTAGAGATAGCACTTGTCGGTTGGCGACTCCGACTGGTCAGCGTATGCCAGTGCGTGCAAATTGTAAAGAATCTGCTCGGCATGGTTGGCGATGGTGTCGGTGTAGCTCCACGACGTTTCATTGCCACCTACCTGCGGCAGGAACTTCAGGAGCTTGTTTTTGAACTTCCAATATTGCGCGTCGAGCTGTATCTCGTAATCGTAGCCACCGGACTTTGTGTTGTACTCGCCACGTGCCGGAGATGTCACTTCATATCTGCCGACGTTCTCAATTTCGACATAGTCACCGAGATGGAGCAATACGGCTTCATCGCTGCTGAACTTTAGTGTGATGTAGTCTTTCTCCATCAGCATGAAGTAGCGTTTGCTCCCCGTGCCGACTTGTGCCGTCATTCGCTTTTCGCCGTTAGACTTGTATATCGTTATCGTCGGTTTCATTACCTGTTGTTGGGATTATGCTCTTTAAGCTTCAGGATAAACTTGGCGATTCGCCCATTGTAGTTGGTGAACTGCGAGCAGCTGCAATAGCGGCAAGTGAACACTTTGCCGGGGATTAACTTTGTCCGTATCTCTAAGAAGCCTGATGTCAGCTCTGCCATGAAGCTATCGTAGCGTTTAAGGAACGTCGTGCGGTCGGGTGCTGTGATGCCGAACTCAAGCGTAAACTCGCGCTCGTCAAGCATGACGCTTCCGCCGGGAATGATTGTCCGCGTGCCATGCTCCAGTCGGCTTGCACTCTGGATAGGATCTTTCGCTGCTGCCGGCGCAAGGAGGCTGTCGGTCAGCTTATAGTCGAAGATTACGCCCCATTCTGTGCGTGCGTTCTTGCTGTTGATTGTTACTTCTGCCTCGCTCATAGCTTTATTGCGGTGTTATCTTTTGTGTTTGTGCAGTGGGATTCTTTGTCGTATTGCAGCACTTCATATACGGCATAGTTTTGCGCCCGGACTTCAGCCTGAGCGCCATGCTGGAGAATCAAGTGGTAGACGCAGTCGTTGTTGGTGAACGACACGCAGCCGGTGGTCTCGCCGATAAAGGCTACATACTCACGGTTGCCGACCTCCACATCTTTTGCATCAACATATATGCCCATATCTTCGAGGTTGGGGATGCGCTGCTTGATTTCGCGCCACATCTGCAAGGTGGGATAGTTGTGCTTGGCGCAGAACTCACGACCCTGCGGCGAGAAAAACAGCGATGCCAACTGCTCGGCGGTGGTGATGCCGTCGGTCTTGTTGCATGCTCCGAGAGCTTTCGCTCCGTCTAAGATTTCCTGTATCATAGTCCTCTTGTATTTCTTTCGATTTTGTCGAGCCGTTCGTTCATCTCGTACAGTTCGTTGGTGTTGCGAGCTATCGTTTCGAGATGGCCAACAGCGATAAATGTCAGGTTGCGCACCTCCATATCGTTTTCGCGCGATGCCGCCATGGTGGCTTGCATGGCAGAGAGCTGAGTGCCAATATCAGCGAGCAACTGGCGGCGCACCTCGCCACCGGTCTGAATCGAAGCAGCGCGTCCGCTTAGTTCGGTGATGCTCTCCTCACTTGCTGTGGCAAACGTGCCGGAACTGCTTCCGCTTTGGCTTGAGCTATCGTCCATAAGGTTGTCAGCCCACTTATATTTTTGCTCGGTCTCTTCGGCGAGTTGCTTGGCATATTGCTCCAGCTGCTCCTGCTCGGCAGCCGTTACCACATCATCATCCAGGGCTGCTGCCATCATCTCACGCAATTTGCGGATAGGCTCGGTAAGGTCGGCTTTCATCGCTTCCTGAACCATTTGGCGGAGGATGGTGCGCACATAGTCTTTGGCAGCCTGTGCGCGTTCACCGGCTTTGCCCCAGGCATCAACCAGCGCGTCGGTGAAGTTGTCGATGCTTGTGCTTATGTCTTCGCCGAGGATAGCATCGAGGGCTGCATCTTTGTACTCCTCAATCTGCCACTCCAGCTCTTCGATTTGGTCTTTCCATTCCTGCACGCGGTCGTCGTCAGTGTCCTTTTTGTCTTCTTCGGCATCAATCTGCTGTTGAATCAGCTTTTGCTGTTTTTCGAGGTTGGCGATTTCTTCCTCATAGCTTGATGCCGCTGCTTTTGAATACTGGCTTTCGAGGCGATGCTCAATGCGCTTGTTTATGCGGTCGTACTCTTCGATTTGGTCTTGAAGCTTCTGGATGGTGCGCTCGCGCGATGCGTCGTGGATGGCTGCAAAGCCTTTTATCCATGACGTCACACTCTTTGTGATGCCTGAAATTACGCCACCGATATTGCCACTTTTCAGGCTCTCAACCGCATCGGTGAGTCCTTGGCTGGCTTCGGAGAACGCTTCCATGAATGTTTTTGCTTTGTCCCATCCGCTGCCCACCGAAGTATCTACACCCAAGGCGTCAGCGGTGTCGGCAAGCTCGTTAACAGTGTCTGCCACACCCTGCACGATGTTGTTGATGCCGTTAACAATCGCGCTAACCTCATTGAGTGCACCACTCTCTCCGGTGAAATTCGACTTGAATGCCTCCGAGAACTCATCGAATGAATTCTTTGCCGTGTCGGTGGCTGTGGTGACATTGTTGAGGTTAGCTTGCTCCGCTACGAGCTGATTGTTAAGCCCGCTCAGCTCGTTTGCTGCGTTTGTGCTACTCTCAGTGCCCTCAGCATTAAGGGCGTTGATTATGCCGGGTATGGTGCTGCCGTCGGTGACTTGGTCATCGTCAATCTCTTCTCCGGTAAGTTCTTCGACCTTGTCGCGAATTTCATCAGTTAGATATTGAACTTTCTCCTGCTTTTTTATTCGCTCATCGTAAAGGTCGTTGTAAGCCTTTTCGGCATCGTTCATTTTCTGCTGAGCAACTTTGCGCTGCTTGAAGTAGTCGGGAATGACGAGCCGACTGAATACGCCACCCTGCCCCATCGCTTGTGCGCGCTTGAGGTCGTTGAGCGCTTTGTTGTACTTCTCGATTTTATCGGGGTCGAACGTCTGTGTTACCTTGTCGCGGTATTTCTCCAGCTGCACTATGAGCTTGGCAATCGTATCTTGTGTGAGATTTTCGATGTTGCCGAATGCTTTTGCAGCATCCTTGCTAACAAATTCGTTGAAGTCGAGGTCGTTGAGCGCTTTGTCGCGCTCCTGGATGAGCGTCATGCGCTCGGCATTGGTGGACGCCTTGGCTATCTTGTCGGCATAGATTTCAGCTATTGCCTGCTTCTTCTCTTCGTAGGTGCCATACTCCTTTAGGTATTCGTCCATGGCGAGACGCTGCTGTTTCTGCTCATCTTCAAGAGTCTTTTGCTGTGCTTGCAGTGCCAGATCGTGGATGACGTTATACTTGGAGAGTATCACATTGATTTGGCTCGCATCAACGTTGCCGGTGTTCGTTGCTCCGGTGTTTTTGTCAGTACCGGCTTTGAAATCTGCTGTAAGTATGTCGCCTGAATCAAACGCTTTCTTGCGATATTGTTTGCCATGCGCTGATGCCTCTTTTGCCTTGGCTTCCTCAGTGGCATTAAACTCTTCTTTTTGCCTGTTTACCTCGGCTTCGATTTCTGCATCCATCTTGCTTTGGATGGAGTCAAGCTCTTTCTTGTTGTCGAGTTCGCGCTGACGGCGGCGTTTCTCTGCGCCCTCTTCGAGGATATTTATGCGCATCTGCTCCGTCTCTTGTTCGATGGCGAGGAGCGTTTTCTGACGGGCACGAGCATTTTTCGTAGCGGTGTCCTCAGTCTTCTGTTCGGCGATGTCGGCATTGCCGAGAGCTGTCGTTCTATCTTTGGGATCGAAGCGAGTTTTATCACGCATTTTTTTGTGCTCGTAATAATTTTTTTGCGCTTCTTTGCGTTCTTCCTCCGTTAGAGTTTGGTCGTCAGCTCTTTCTTTATCCTCTTTCATCAAGCGTTCGTAGTATAGCGGGTCGCCCTTTGTCTGTGCGCGGACTTCCTCGTGTGTCGGCTCTTTCTCGCCGTTGTCTCCATAGAGCACGGCATCGACTTCTTTCTTGTCGAAGCCGAACCGCTCGCCTAAATCGTAACGACCTTTGTTGTATTTTTTGGACTCATCATGCTTCTTGGTAGCAAGGGTATATATACTATTGAACATGCCCTTGAAGAAACCGCTTGGACTATTACGATTGAGAATTTTCTTTTCCTGCTCTGTGAACTCCACATCCTCTCCGAGCATATAACTGCTTATACGCCCCATAAGATTGCTTCGCTCTTCCTGGGATAAGTTTCTGGTGCGACCTTTTGAATCTGTGGTACCGTAGACTTTCCCATTCAAGGCTTCTTGAATGCTTTTAAGGTCATTGTCAACATCAGGCTCTTCCTTAGCATAATCTTCAAGCTTGCGTGCGAGGATTGATTTGCGGACGCTCTTTGTTAGGTCATCATAGCCATCTTTAAGATAGCCCACCTTGTCAATCTCATCGGAAAGCTTGGATGAATATTTGCCATATTGGTCGACAAGAGCTTTCTTCGCTTCGAGCCAGTCACGGCTACCGCGCTCAGCATTCTTCAGGGCGTTGTTGAGGTAGTCGAGTTGCTGCTGCGACTTGGTGTACTCCGTTGTGGCGCTCGCCACGGCCTTGGCTGCTGCGTCTTGATACTTGCGTAGGTTCTTGAGATGGGTACTCCATGCTGCAACCGCAGAAATTAAAGCTGTGATTACAGTGATTAACCATCCGATTCCTGGAATGCTTTTGATGGCGATGCCGACAGCTTTCCACGACGCGGCATGCGCAACGTTGGCAACGGTCCCCGCTTCTACGGCGGTTGTCTCCGCCACCTGTGCGCCGGTATTGGCGGTGATGGCGGTTGTCTCTGCAATGGTGGCTCCCGCAGCTTTTGCTTTGCACGTTGCCCACCACGTGGTGAGTTTACCTATAACGTTCAGCTGCAGCGCGCTGTTCTGGTTCAACGCCATGCTCATGCTCTGCAGTCCCATCGTGATGCTCATAATGGCTTGAAGCTTCGCCATAGCTTTTGCCGTGGCTTGGCTCTCACCACCAAACAGCGACATTGCGCCGGTGGCTGCCGATGCCATTCCGCTGATGCCACTGAGTCCGCTGATGATGCCTTGATAAGTGGCATTTGGCGCGCTCATATTCTTTATTTGCTTGTTGAGCGCGTTGTATGATTGTTGTAACTTCACGGCTTCGGCTTGGGCTTGCTGATACTGCACTGAGCCCTCACCAAACTTGGCTTTGGCTTCCGCCATTGCTTGCTTGGCGTTCATGATGGCGGTGCGCAAGCGGACGTGTGCATCAGGCTTTGCGTCGCTGTTGACCTGCTGCAGAGCCTTTGAAAGTTCCTTTGCTTTGTTGGCCTGGTCTTGGTACTCCTTGCTGTTCGACTGCCCTACGCTCGCCAGTTCCTGCATTCTCTTTTTGCACTCGGCAAGCTTTTGGGTGAGTGATTGCTCCGCCTGCCCGGTTTGCTTTGCCTTGCCGGTGTGTGCATCCACCGTAGCGTTTAACGCATCAAGCGCATCACGTTGTTCCTTTAGCTTTTTTGTTAGGCGTTGGCGTGCTTTTAATGCGTCTTCTGTGGATGAGATGCTTTGTTGCGTATCACCTATCGGCTGGTTGTTTGCATAAGCTTCGGCGCGCTTGGCTTTTAGTTTTTCAAGTCGAGCACAAAGACTATCAATTGCTGTCTCGTTTTCCTTTGTGAGTTTATCAAGCACAGCTCCGGTGGTCTTCGATGCTGCCTGAAATTGTTCCAATGGAACGGTCATCTTGCCACCACTTGCGGAGATTGAGGCTACGAGTTCATCGACTTTAGCCTTGGTTGCTTCAATGGCTCCTCTGTCATTCTTGATAGCTTTCCAGATTTTATCTCCGGCAGATTCGGCTTGCTTCGTTGCTGAAGATGCATCGAGGTCAACTTGAATAACTAATTTGCGGGGTTCGCTCATACTCTTTGCCTGTCTTTTGTATTGGTGAAATTGTCCGGATTGCTATAATCGAGGTTGCCGCCCCAATCGAGGTCGGCGTGGCTGCTATCGGTGCTTTTGTCGTTGTCGTAGCTCGGAATTGCTGCACCATACAGCACGAGGTTGGCGTGACTCATATTGTAGAGCACTTCACGCGGGCTTAGCTGCCAGTATTTAGCCCAGCTTCCGACGAGTGCCCAGATGCTGTCGTTTCCACCTCCCTTGTCGGCTTTATTAGGCTCTTTGTGTGTAGGGAAGTGGTAAGCACGAAAAAATCGGCAATGTATGCTTCCGATATGGCAGCACTGATAAACTCGTTGAGGTCTTTCGGTGTCATGCGCGTGAGTATGCGCTCTGCGAGATGGTCGCGTTCAAACACTGCTATCGATGTGGTTTTCGGTCGGTCTATGCGGCGCATGTGTCGCCATGACCAGCGGCGCTCAACGCTTTTTATTTCTATTGTCGTAATCGGATGCTCCTTAATGCGTCGCGCGCCTAATAGGAATGTCGCTGCAATTTTGCCGAGGACATCAGCATCGGCTGCAGCTGCGAGCACTGCCGGAATGACTTTATCGTGTGGCGTCTCCGGATCTATGTCGGGTAGCTGCGATATGAGTTCCGACACCATTATCAGCGTGGCGGTGGTGGGCGGTTCTATGTTGTACGTAGTGCCATCAACTGTGAGCTGACCGATTGGCTGCTCAAGGATTGTGTCGGCTACTTTTGTTTCAATGGATTGGTTCATCATTATTGTTGTTGATTGTTGTGCCTACCGGGGAGTCGAACCCCGGAAGTGCCATCGACGCTATCGCCCGTCGCTATCACATAGGCTGAATGGGGGGCGCTTACGAGTTTGAAGCGGTGGTTGTGACTTTCTTGAAGCGTTCGTACCAGTACTCTTGCTGCCCGAAGATGAAGTTGAATGTAACTTCAACGGAATCACCCTCTTCTTCGCTGCCGGCGGGCTTGAACGAAACTTGGGTGACGGGAGCTTCAACGCCCATCGCACCGACACGCTTAGGAGTGAGGCGCACGGCATAACGGCCGTCAACGACGTGAGTCTTGACTTTCATCTTGCCGGTGGTGTCGTAGTCGTCATCGGTGAGGCCAAGCGTCTTATACAGCGCAGTGGGCTTGATGACGGTGGTCTTCAGCGCGAAGCCACCCTCTGTTTCCACGATGTCGGTGAGGTGTCCGCCTGTGCTCTTCAGCTCCAATGTTTCACCATCGGTTGTTTCGAGAGTGGTCGACTTCTCTTTGATTTTGCCGATGTCTGTAAGACCTGTCGTAGGAAACGATTCGTCTTCAGAAGCCGGGGCAATGTCAATCTGACATTCCTGCCAAATTGCGATGATTCTGGCTTTTGTTGATTCTGCCATAACTTGTAAAGATTAAAATGTTTGTCGTTTGAACTTAAAGTAAATGTTTACGAAGTGCTCCGATGTTGCGGGGTCTCCGCCACGATCGGGAGCGGTGAAGAAGTCAAATGCGTATTCGCGGAGCTGAGCGCTCTCGTTGAGGATGTCGAGCAACGGCTCGGCAAGCTGCTCAATCTCCTGAATCCGTTCGATGTCAGGAACCGGGCGACCGCTGCCGTTGTCGATGTCGGGGACGTAGACGAGGATTCTCACCCGCCCCTCCTGAAACTGTGCGGACGACGGTGTAGAGGCGACAATCACGACATCTTCGCTCTTGCTGTCGCGCGGGCGTGTGTCGCTGGGGTAGACTTCACCGCTGATTTTACCATCAAAGAACGGCGCAGCTACATCGTAGACGTCTTGCTCTATCTGTGCCTTACCTGCTATCATTAGATTTCTCCTTTGCAAAATTTATCGAATTCGTTGCGCACATGTGTCTCGGCACTTTTAAGGACATCGCCTCCCCAGTCCTCGACATATCCTGCGTAGCTCATGCCGGCTACCAGTATCAGCGACACTCCTTTTCCGAGCGCGTTGCTCAGGCACTCCTGAAGCCACGCCTTGCCTTGCGATGCACCCTCGCTGCCGTCGGTCGTTCCCGCCATTGGAGCGAAGTCGGAAGTGGCCACCGATGATGAATTAAAAGTGACTGCGTAGCCACAACTGCTCTGAAGATTGCCTGTCTGCGTTGTGTAGATGTGCTCCGAGCGCGCTATTGCCACGGCATCTTCACCGATTTTTGAGGCTACTGCCACGCTCTCTTCAAGAGTCTCGTCTATGAAGTCGTTAATCCATTTTGATATTTCGGCCGATGTGGTTTCTCTCGACATCTACACGCTGATTTTTATCACATCAACGAAATCGAGAAGGCGCGCGCTCTGCACATCGTATGTGCCAAGTGACACCCCGCGCCGGTCAAAAATCTCCACCTTGTCGCGGTCGCTGATTGTCGGCGCATCTGCCGGGTCAATCAGTACGACATACGAGGCTTTTGTCGCCACCGTCTGCTCTGCGACTTCGCCATGGCTGCGGTTGCTCTCCGCAATGTTGGCATCTATCGCACCGCTTGTGGTGGTGACGGCTCGCCGGGGCTTGCCGTTGAGTATGCCCCCGCCAGTAGTCGATGTGATTTTAATATGTCCGTTTGGGATAATCATGAGCGAACGATGTTAGAAGTCGCTGCCTTTGTAACCATAGCTACCTCTCAAGCCGAAGACGGCAGGATCGTCACCGATTTCTTTCAGCAACTGCCGTGCCTCTGCCTTGAAGTGCTTGCGTTCCTCGCTCGAAAAACTGAATGAGATACCGTTCTGCGTCACGTTGGGCGATTTCGCAAGGCAGACATATGTGCGCGCTATTGCTCGCTTATACTCTGCGCTCGCGCGGAGCTCCGGAGTGAGTTCGGCATCACTTTTTATCCCGCACTCTTCGGCAATGCCGTTAAGCACTGCCGAGGGGGTCGGGTATATACTGAGGTTTCTGAGCGACTGTAGGAGCGTCATGTGTCGTGCGATTAGGATTTAGCCTTGCCGTCGTTCCACTTCTGGGCTGCCGTGTTGATGAACACGAGGCTGCGACGATTGCTAAGTGCGGGCTGCACATAAGCTTCGGTGGTAGTCACCTCTTTGAGGGGGTTGACTTCGCTGTAACGTGTCATCTTGTAGTAGGAGCCTTGCACCTGAAGTGCGGAAGTGTTGGCGATTGTGGGCACAGGCTTGTAGTAGGTGTAGCCGAGGCGTGCTTCGGGGGAGAGCGCCACAACGTTTTCGTTCCATGGCTTAACCGTTTCACGGGTGCCGTCCTTGGCTTCAACAGTGGCGTAGCTGTCGAGCACGAGGAGCGATGGCCATCCCTTGCCTACCATGTAGGTGTTGATAGCCTGAAGCGTAATCATGTCGGCTGTTACGAGTGCCTGGTCGGCGCGCGGGAACAGGCGGCGTGCTACTGCTTTCTGTCGCTGGAGCTGGTCGAACTTCGACTTCTCAAGAATAGCATAGCGGGGCTTTGCAAGGCCTTGCTTTGCGATGAGTTCCTGACCTTGGTGGATGTCTTCCAGACCATCAGCGTTCTCGTCATCCCATACGGTAGCCACACCGAGGAAGTTCTTTTCGGGAACGTTGAAGTTGATAAGGTCTTCGGTGACGATGTCGCCGTCGAGCTTCTTATCGTAGGTCTGCTTACCGCTGGAACCGATGCGGAGTGCATCAAGCTCAATGCGGTAGTCCATCGCCTTGTTGCAGAAGTCGGTGTCGTCATAGACCAAATCGACCAAGTAAGCAGCGGTGGCTTTGTCTTCGGTGTTGACAGCTGCCTTTGCTTTGAGTTCGTTGTAGTCGTTGATGGCGATTTCGTCTTTCTCACGGCTGACGGCGATTTTGCCAAGTCGACCGCTCCAAGAGCCGATGGTCCTGCGTGTCTTGATGGGGGCTTTCGAGTTGAAAGCTACGCGGTCGGCCGACACGGGGATGCCATCATCACCCTCAATGCCCTTAAGGTCGAGATTAGGGGTGTATTTGAGGGGGAAGAGGGTTGACCATGCGAGACCGGAACCGGGTTTATAGCTGTTGACTGCGACCTGCATACCGGGACGGTCGATGTCAAAAAGAGGGGCGTTCATGTCTGCCATAGTTAAACGAGTTTAATTGTTGGAATAAGAGTAGCCTGTGCTGCAGTGATAACCGCTGTCTCCTTGCGGAGGTTTGCACCGTTGATGAGGCGCACGAGCTGGTCGCCCTTGCCGGCAAACACAGGCGCGCCGGTGATGTAGTCGGGCACTGTGGTGCTGTCGGTGCTGTCGATTGCCACAAAGCATTCTTTGTCGGCATCGTACTTTACGGGGGTAGTGGTGGGGAGGTCACTCTCAGGATTGGCGACAACGCCGCCACCGGGTTTCTCGGCGAACACCTGCTCAATGCGTACAGGTTCCGGTGTAGCCGATTCTACGTACTTGAAATTCACTTCCATACTTTAGGCTGGGGTGTTGGTTGGTAAGCCGGCAATGGCAGGGCTTACCGATGCTGCCGTTGTTGATTGTGCAAAGCGTGCTTTTACGAGTTCACTGGCTGCGGCTCCTGCTGCTCCACCTCCGAGGGGGCTTCCGAATGTGCCACCTTTGGAGGCGTTGTCGGCTGCCATCGCTTCAATGTCGGGGCGGATTTCCTCCAGGTAGGAGTTGAAATCGTCATCGTCCTTGAACGACAGTCGTTCAAAGTCTTTTTCGTAGCGAAGTCTGACTTTTTCGGGTGCTGTCTTGATGGCTTCCTTGAACGCTGCAAGTCGGGTGTTGCCGATTTTCTCGGCATCAATCTGCTCGAAGCGTTGGTTGATTTTGGCTTGAGCATCAATGATGAGCTTTGCCCATGTCGGCGGTTCATCTTGTCCGGCGTTTCCACCCTGCTGCGCAGTTTGTGCCGTAGCTTGCTGTGTACCCTGCTGTGCAGTTTGCGCAGGCTGCTCAATCGGCTTGCCGTCTTTAATGTTGTGCCGTTTCTCGTAGCTGCTGATAGCTGTTGACGATGCTTCGGTTGCTTTGAAGTCGCCATAGCTCTCAATCACTTGCTGGAGTGTAATCCCATCGACGATGGTCTTTGCTCCGTTCTCCGTTTGGTCGGCGGTGTTGGCAGTCTTCGCTCTCTTTTTGGCTATCCTGCCGAGAATTTTAGCGTCCACCCCCGGAAACTTGGTTTGGAGCGCTTTTAGAATGAGTTCTTCGAAGTCCATTGATAAGTAATTAGTTTACACGGCAAAAATAATCAGCCGACGCGCTGCTTTCTTTACTTAAAAGGCATAAGTTTTTCACAAATCGGGTTGTTGTGAAAAACTTTTATTTATTGGTAGAATCGTTTCATTATAGCGCTGCTCTCTGCGGAGTCGGCTGTCCATCGCATGACGCCATCTTTGGCGAGGATAAATTGCGGGAAGCCGGTGTAGCGCACAACGTCATCATCGTATGTCGGCTCGTACACTTCGTAGCCGTTCCATTTGCCGAGGTGTGTTGCGCCATCGTAGCCGTACCTCTTAGCTAAATTTTTGGCATACTGTAAATTATTTTTGCCCAT